ACCACCTGAACCGCTAACAGCAGTATTAACTACAAAGTTACGCAACTTGTTTGAACCATAAGCCTGACGATTCTGTGGGTTAACTGCATAAACGCCAGCGATGGTGAATGTATCGCCTTGATTTAAGCTAACGCCACTAGTCAAAGTCATAGTGATTGTGCTTGAAGAAGCCCAACCAGATGTCAAGAAACCAGTAGCAGTTGTAGTAGCTACAGTTGCTGAACCTGCAAAAGAACCAAACTGATGTGAAACGATGTTTTGATCCATCTTCCAATTCATACCAGCAGAGTCACGACCCATCAAACCTTTACGATACTGTTCGCCAATAGCTTCTTGTGGCACAAATAGGCCTTTCAAGCTGTCAACGATAGTAGCAGAGGTAAATGGCTCAACTACGCATGATCTACGGCCATCACGTGGTGCGCCTTCAGAATCAAGGTAAGCAGCAGCGGTCAGGTAAGTAATCAAACCAGTTGGAGGTGTACCAGCAACGCCAACGATGTTTGCTGTGTTATTTGCAGCTTGCAATGTACCATCACGATCAATCTTGTTAGCGATAGCCGCCACCGCAGGTTTTAACACCCGATCAGAGAACATATCGAGAGATAGTGCAAGGTCTTGGGTGGTAAATTGGGTGTCGACGTGAAACTGCGTGGATAAAGTTACAGGAACTGAAGTTTCGTTAAAATCCTCGACCGAAAGGGCGGGCCCTGTGGTACCAATGAAGCGGCCAGGTTTCCGGACGTTTACTGTGTTACCAATTTTGCCACCGACTACCGCAAATTGGTCATCATAGTTGCGGTCAACCTCAGATGTAAATGTTAATTCGTTCTCCAAGACCATTAACGCTTCGTTAGTGATCTTAGAAATAGTTAGCAAATTATTTGCCATGATTATTTCCTTTAAATATAAATTAGGTTATCAGCGTATCCGTTTAGCCTGTCGTGCTGCTTTCCATTGGGCGTAAGTTCCATGAAATGCTCCATCTCCATCGATGAGAACATCTTGTGTACCTTTCCCAGCGGTGAGAGGCTTAATGGGTGCTGGTGCTTTACTACGAGCAACAGGTTCGCTTTTGATTTCAGCAGGAGCTTCTTTACGCTCAAACTGAACTTCCAATTTCCCTAATTCCTTGAGAGCTTTGTTAACTGGCAAAGAGGAAATACGTTGAGCAAGGTCATCATCTGATGCTAATTGATATAGGATTTGAGGGCCTACATCGGACTCTAGGATCGCATCCCGTACTTCATCTCGTACTTGGACTTGACTAGATGCCACCATTTCATCAAAATCAGGCAATTCAGCTTTGGCTTTTTCTAATTTACTAGTCCAAGATTTAATAACTTCTTGGCGTTCAACTTCGATCTTGCGTTGCTGTTCTTGCTTATCACGCTCTACTAATGCTTTTTCCGCACTCCATTCAGCTAATGCTTCTGCATATTCAAAAGCATCTTGAAACTGACTTGCTTGGGGTTTCTCACCCAAAATGTCCTGTTCAATCTGTTGGGGTGCTGGTGCTACTTTGCTCTCAAGTTCTTGTAGGCGGGCTTCTAAAGCTTGCTTTTCGGCTTCAGCTTGTTTAGCACGTTTTGTAAGCTCAGAAAAACGCTTTTCAAGTTTGGGATTTTGTTTAGGCTTGTCTGTTACTTCCGCTTCATTCTCTGCTTCTGGTTCACTCTCAGCTTGCGCCTCGACTGCTGGCTCTGATTCAGGAGTTTCCTCGACTGTTTCAGCCACAGCAGGGGCTTCTTCACTAGCTAAACCAAGTTTATTAGCATAAAAATCTGCTGAATTTTCACTTGTTAATACACTATCTGCGGTTCTTACTACTTCTGCTTCTGACATGGATAACTCCAAGAATTAACCCGATGAACCCATCGGTAGGCACTACAACTGCTTTTATATCATAAGTGTTGCGCTTTTACAACACTAAATGGCTCGCTCTACTGCTTCAGCGTTAGCTTCTTTCATCTCAGTTTTATTAATATGAGCTAGAACCAAAGCCAACTGTGCTTTCATTTGCTCAATTTCAAGCTGAGTCTGAGTTTTAATAACTGTATCGTGCGCTTGGGTATCTGTGCGGGTCATAACATCTTCACGCTTAACTTGCAGGCGCATCTTCTCACGCTCTGTTTCAGCTTGTTGAACTTGCTCTTGAACAGTTGCACGATATTTCTTATCCATCTGCTCGGCTTGTAGGGCTTGCTGAAGGTCTTGGATTTGCTTTTGAGCCTGAGCCAACTGCATCTGAACTTGTGGTGGGATAGGTGATTTATCGTCAATCTTCGCCAATGGATTAAGGGTCGCAAGGCGATCAGCAATGACATCTGCGCCAGGGAAATCCATGTTTCTGAACCAAAGATCACCAATTTGTGACATTAAATTAGGATCAGCAGCAAGGATTGTAGCCATCGACTCTGATGCTTCTTGACGCTTGGAGTTGTAGCCAGGGCCTGTATCCATTACTACGTCATATTCACCAACAGTAACGTCATTGAGAATCTTAGATACGCCATTTTCGTCTGTGCCAGGCTGATTTAGGGTCACAATCTCAGGTTTTCCGTCATCGCCAATGATTCGCATGACTCGTTCTCTGTCATAAATCTTAGGAATTAAGTCAAGAATGATGCGACCTGTGTGACGGATACTGCGTGTCAGATTGTCGTAATAGTGGAAATTGGTCATATCCACTTGAGATTGCTGACCTTGCAACGCTTTACCACTCATATTGCCTTGTGGAAGCTGGCTAGGATCAAAAATACCAACTACTGCCATCAAATCAGAGTTCATACCTGCAAGAGCAGTCATCACGCCCGCAGGAGGTGGCTCTGGCTGTAATCTTGTAGGCTGTGGAGCTGGTCTGCCCTCAATATCGGTCTGTTTGTAACGTAATACAGGCATAGCTTTAATATTAGCCATAGCCCATTCGTTCTCATGACCTTCATCTTGACCTTCTGCCAATAGCCATTTTGCTTTGGGCGCTAAAGCTACAGTCTCAGTCAAAGCGGTTGACCAGTAGTTATACATACGCTGTGGGTCTTTAGCCATGCGAACTAAGCCAAATTTCTTATGCTTGTCATCTACTCGGACTTCTTGACCATAAGTAGGCACGATTGGAATAAATTTACCCGCCCACTCGCCTTCTTCAAGGATTTCCATAGCGGTTAGCTTGCACCATCTAATCTTCTTGCGCCAAGTTTCACGCTTATCTACAACAGTAATGCCAGCAGCCTCTAAAACTTCTTTAGAAGGGATTTCATCGCTGTAGCCTGTAGTGCCATCAGAGAGCTGTAAAAGCATCTCTTTGGTACGTTCTGTGTAGAAATACTCAGCTATGCGTATATCTTCTTTCGTAACCCATTCGCTCTCTGTATCGCCTGTTCCTCTGGATGAGAAGCCCTGGTCAAATTCAGCTTCGGGATACATCTTTTTGAACACGTTTTTGCTGATGACTGTCGTAATAAGGACACGCTCAGCATCGCTACCATCAGGTAGAACGCTATTAGGATCAAAATAGACAGTAAATGGGTTTTCAACTGGCTTAATGTAGATTTCTTGGTCAAAGCTGTCCTCTCTTACATAATCAGTAGTAATGCGCCAATAGCCCCAGCCCATCTTAACTGCGTATTCAAAGGCGTGATCGTAGGCTGAATCGGCATCAGATTGGTTCTCAATGTGACGGCAAATACCTGTCAAAATCTCAGCAACCTTCTCATCTGACTCATTGTTCATGCCATGCACTTTAATGCGTGGGCGTTGCTGTCTTTGTTGATTGCAGATTTGACGCACATAGGCATCAATTTTATTAATGGTAAGGCAAGGGCGAGCCTCTAAAATACGGCTGTTTTGCACATCTACAGGCCATTGATCGCCTGCTGCAAATCTTACATCATCAAGGGCTTCGGCACGATTGTTGCTATCCGAATCATTACAAAGTCTTAAAAAATCCTTAGCTTCTTGGATTCTGCCGTCTGATTGGGAGTCTGCAACGCTATCGTATGCCATAGATATTCCTTAATTATCGGCTAATTTTAAGCCAAGTGTAGTATTTGCACAACATATTCTAGCCCATCCAGCTTGACGGCAGTTGATAAGTGGCCTTTTGTTTAGGCGCTTTTCTAGGCTCATTTACCATCAAACCAATGTATCGGAAAGCATCTGCCCCGTGGGAGTAGTTGTCGTGTAATGGCTTTTGGCTAAATTGCTTAGTGTCAGGATCTACGTCATAGCGGTAATGGCGTAGGCATTGCAGTCCTTCATGCGTGTTGGTCTTATCAAACCAGCACTTATTAAACATCATTCGGGCAGCATTAATGGAATCAACAATGGGTGTTCGCTCAATAACTCTAGTGTTATACCCTGTAGCTCTAACGATGTCCTCAATGCTTTTGCCGTTAGATCCCAAAGTCTTT